CAAGATTTAGAAAATGCCTTTGCAAATGAAGGACTTGATGCAGGTGATTATGGTATGTTTATATCAAGCACTTGGACAGACGAAGCAACAGGTGAAGAAAAAACAAGGCTAGGAGTAAGGTATAATGAACTTCTAGCATTTATAATTGCTGCAATATAGGAGAATAACATGGCAAATACATATGAATGGAACTGTAAAACAGTAGACGTATATCCTGATTACGAAGGACATACTGATACAGTATACAATGTTCATTACAGGCTTAACGCTGAAAGCAGCGAGACACATGAAGTAGATGGTCAAGAAGTACCATATACAGCAAGTGTTTATGGAACTCAGTCATTATCATTAGAAGATATTGGTACAGACTTTATTCCATTCGCTGATTTAACCAACGAAATTGTAACTGGTTGGGTAGAAGGCATTATGGGTGAAGAAGAAGTAGCTAATTTAAAGTCTGCTTTAGATTCAAAAATAGCTGAAGAAATTAACCCAACTTCAGAAACTAAAACTATAGGAGAGTAATATGAGTGAAGATAAAGTTATCATTAACTTTAACGGTAGAGAGTATAAAGCAAAAGATTTGAACGATGATCAGATGCAATTAGCTATGAAGCTAAATACAGCAGGTAAACAATTATTAAGATTGCAAGATGCTGCTGATACTTATGCCATTATAAACGAGCATAAAAATATTCTTATTGAAGCATTTGATAAAACTTTAACCAAAGAGGAAGAAGTAATAGAGGAAGAATAATGCCTAGAAAGACCGCTAATGAAGTTCATACACAATTACAAGTACATGAAAAGATGTGTGAGGAAAGATGGAAGACTATCTATAAAAAAACTGATGCATTACAAGAATCAGTAGATAGTACTAAACTATGGCTGCTTGGTGGTCTTACAACAATAGTGACAGCATTAATTACTCTTATAATAAAAACATCTATATAAGATGATAGACAAACTTATAGAGCCAGTCAGCAATATTCTTGACAAGTTTATTGCAGACAAAGATTTAAAACAAAAACTAGCACATGAAATAGCTACTATGTCGCAAAGACATATCCATGAGATAGCTAAAGCACAAATAGAAGTAAACAAAGAAGAAGCAAAGGGCAACTGGTTTCAATCAGGTTGGAGACCTGCTACTGCATGGATATGTGTATGTGGCTTTGCTGTTAATTTTTTAATTAGTCCATTAGCTTCTGCATTTGGAATAGATGTACCACAAGCTGATACGTCAACTATGTTGCCAGTTTTAATGGGTATGTTAGGATTAGGTGGATTAAGAACTTATGAGAGAGTACAAGGGGTAGGAAAGTGATAACAAGAGAGATTAGAGATATGTTAGTGAGACATGAAGGGATACGGACTTTTCCATATCATTGCTCAGAAAATAGATTAACAATCGGAATAGGCAGAAATATAGAACAAAATGGTATTAGCGAGGAAGAAGCATACTACTTATTAGAAAATGACATTAAGAGAGTTATGAGCAATTTAGATAAGTCATTTCACATGTGGCGATGCTTTCCTAAAAAAGCTAGATTAGTTTGTATTGATATGGCATTTCAGATGGGCATAGCAGGGTTTTTAGGATTTAAGAAAACTATTGCACTAATGCAACTAGGAATGTGGCTAGAAGCCTCTGAGGAGTTGCTAGACAGCAGGTATGCAATACAGACACCAAATAGAGCAGCATACAATTCAAGACAACTGGCATTGTGTCATGGCGAGAAAATCAAGCGAGGAACATCAAAGTAATTCAAGACTAGGTGCATTAGGTGAAAGTCTAGTGCAAACTTTTTTGCTTGAATTTTGTGACTTTGTTTATCCTACCCAAGATAAGCACCCTGCAGATATCTTAGCTGAAGTATCTAACTGCAAATATACAGTACAAGTAAAAGCTAGACGAGAAACTAAAGAAGGTAAATATGTATTTGCAACTGAAACATCTAGGTCTATGTCTGATGTTTATAAGAACTATCATTGTGACATCTTAGCTTTTGTTTTTGTTAATCAAGAACATAAAAGAATTTTATTCAAACCCAATACATCATCGCAAACTTATTACACTTTTGATAAGAAAATCATTACACCTGATATGGAGATCATATCATTGCAACAAACTTTAGATGCACTTAGTCAAGTGCCAGTCTTAAATCCAGTTATAAAATAATTGTAAATAAATGTTTACATATATAGATATTTATGTGTATAATAGTCTTATGTTAAACAAAAGTAAGGAGAATAACATGAACATATCAGAAAACTTGAATAATGCAGGAATATCAGCAAATTCTATAAATGCTAAATATATAAATAGTTTTGTAGACAAGATGGTAAACAAACATAAAACTACAAACATTTGGCAAGATTATGTTAGCAGTAATATTGATGCGATTGTTTTAGACTTTATTAAAGTCATTAAAGAAGCTGATAAAATACCTTTTAAATACAGTAATTACTTTTCGCAACATAAAAAAGTAAGAAACAATGGTGCTGAAGAAGTAATAAAAAAATATTCAAATGAGTTTAGATTAGAAAATTCTAATGCAGCAATACTAAAGGATGTATATGTCTAAAACACAAGGTAGCTTAATCGCTACCTTTTTTTATAGGAGAGGAAAATGAAATACTTAGTAAAAGTAAAATTACCAATAGGATGGTGGACTGCATTTCAGACACCTAGTTTCACAGAAGCACTTAATAAATACGCTAGACTTGCAAAGCAAAAGCATAGTGTAAGGTTGGTGAGTTATGATTGATTGGCAAGTATTACCATTCTTAGCTTTTATGGCTATCTGTTTATACGGTGTAGCTTTATTGCTTAACGATAGAAGATGAAACAGTTTATTAATAAATGTATTGTTATGTTTATGAACTTGTTTGATCGTGGTGACGATATAGATTGGTTAAATATGCATAACGATATGATACAAAAAGGAGAGAGAAATGAGAGCAAATAGAAATATAAGATTTAATTTAATTGGTGGTGGTACTTTGTATCTACCGCCTAGAGAGGTTAGAGGTTTTTATAAAGACTTTATAACTGGTCACAATGTTGTTGAAGTTAATAACGATAAATTTGAAGTTAGAAACTCGCAAGAAGAAATACAGGAACAATTAAGTAGAATATGAATATAAAAGATTTAGAAAAGTATGACTTTAAAAAGGTTGGTAATGCAATCATAGTTAAAGACTTACCTAATGACGTATATCATGCAGGACTGGGTGTTAGTAGTAGTAGCATAAGAAGATTTGGCGAATCACAACTTCATGCTATAGAACAAAAACTAGAAGATAGTCCTACACTTAAATTTGGAACTGCAGCACATAGTTATTTATTAGAGGGAGAAGAAGCATTTAAACGTGACGTAGTTATTATGACTGGCTCACCTTATACAAAGGCTAATAAAGAACTTAAAGAAGAATATGAAGCTAATGGTCTTATTGTTTTAAAAGAATCTGATATGGAGATCATACAAGGCATGAAGGACAATATGATTTATGAAGGTAATGCATATATAAATGCAAAAGATAAAATAGCTGAGTCTAGTATATATTGGTATGAAGATGATGTTATTTGTAAATGCAGACCTGATGTGCTTTGTAAACCTATAGATAAACCGCATACAGACAATGAGATAGTTATTGTAGATTATAAAACTACACAGTCTTGTGACCCAAGACAGTTTGGCTATTCGGTAAGAAAGTATGGTTATGATTTACAAGCTGCATTTTATAGACGTGGTGTAGAAGCTGCAGGTTATAAAGTAAACGAATTTGTATTTGTGGCACAAGAAAAGGTACACCCTTATGCAGCTAAAGTATTTAGAATTACAAAAGAGCATATGGATTATGCTTGGCATACACTAGAAAGGTACTTAGAAGAATATAAAGAATATAAGAAAGGTAAACCGCTAACTATTTACAATAGTCCTAATGTGGTTGATTTGGAAATTTAGAAGGGCGAACAAGCAAATGAGAGTATTAGACAGAAGGAGAGTTTCGCTAGTCGCCCTAACTTGATTATAAACCAAATAAAGAATAATATTGATAATGGAGAGTCAAAAAATGGAAAATAATAAAAAAGCATTATGGGTAAGTGAAGACATGCACCATGAGTTAAGCATTTTTGCTGCTATTAATAAAATAGACATTGGCAAAGCTACTGAACTTTTAGTAAAGTTAGGATTAATAGAACATAAAAATAATAATGACTAAAATAGACATTGGCAAAGCTACTGAACTTTTAGTAAAGTTAGGATTGATAGAACATAAAAATAATAATGACTAATAGCAGAACTAAAGGACATAATTTCGAGAGACTTATTGTTAAGATGATAAACGAATTTATTACTTTAAAAGGTGGCACTAAATTAGTTACTAGAAACTTAGATCAAGCACAATACAAAGGACAAGCAGATATTTACTGGGATAACTTTGCAATAGAGTGCAAAAGATACGGACAGACAGCAACTAACATGTATAAACAAGCATGGTGGGAACAAGTCTTAGTAGCTGCTAGAGATAAATATATCCCAGTTTTAGTTTACAAGTTTGACAGAAGGGAAATTTATTGTGTTATTCCTGCATGGTTAGTTAGTGACAATGTGCCACAAGATAATCAGGTTACTTATATGTGTAGCCTTAGAACTTTATGTAAAGAGCACAAACAAGTATTGAAGAAAGCAAGTGTATTCAATAAATGAAGAAGATTTTGAGAGTTTTTGTCGTGATGCATACGACAGAATGAACGTAGTATTGGAAGTATTAGGAATAATAAATGACGATACATACGAAGACTTTAAGGAGAGGAATTATCATCGTCTTGAAGTCGAATATTTAACCAGTATAGATAAGCTATCTATACATTAACATAAGGAGAGTATTATGGTTGATAT